CACACTTGGAACTTTTGATAGTTTTGGCACTTTCCTCAAAGTTTTCAGAGTTAATCCATGGTATAAGCAATATATTGAGTTTATCTATAGTAATTTCAGAAATTTCACTATAGGTTTTAATATTCTTATAAGTCTGAAGTAAGAGTGCTGGCGAGTTTACGTCATTAGTATTCTTATAGTAGCAATCATGATTACCAATAATCATGTGAACTTTATACTTCTTGAGTCTCTCAAATACAACTCTCTTTGCCCACTCTAAACTCTGATAGTCAATAGACTTGCGACTATCAAAGGCATCGCCCATATGAATGACAGTATCAATTCCCTCTGCTTCTAGAGTGGGAAAGAAAATATCATCATAGAACTTCTCAAAATACTCATGAAGATGCTTGGAACCTTTCCTAGCACCATAATGAGTATCAGTAATAATTGCTATCTTCATTCTGCGTGATGTGCCTTAAGATCTGGATTTGGTTGTGATTTCGTCAAATCTCTACGACTTTGATTTTTAATTACAATAAATGCATCTTTATTAATTTTACGAGTGCCGATTGGTGATTGCCATTTTTTATTATAGTTTTCACCTACATCAATACCCGAGATTTGAGTTCCTGCCATTTCAACAGAAATTTCATCACCATCCTCCCATCCAAGTTTTTCCAGCAAAGTGGCAAGTTCTTTTGTCAGTTTCATCGGTTACGATATTGAATGTTGTCTTTGATTGAATTATATTCTGCATTATTACCAGAAAGTTCATTACTGTCAATTACCATGACTTCATCAAATCCGGTGCGTTCAATAATTTTTGTTTTAATTTCTAATTGTTTTTTCTCCTTTTGAATTCTTCTCAAGAAAGCATAGTGAATAATTTGAGTGAAATATGCAAAAGGATTTTGAGATTTCTCTGGATTAAAATTATGAATGTATTGAACGCAATTTTCAATACCATCAGAGATCATGTCCTCACGAAACATGTAGTTGACAAAGTTTGGTTTGTATGAAAGATGAGTTGCGATCTTCAAAAAACACTCACCAAGATAATTTGGGATTCTGGGTTTACCTTCCCATGCACCAGATTTAGGTGGTTCTTTATCGTACTTCTTAACAAATTTTTCTCGTGCAACAGCAACTTTTGCTCGATACACAATCATTGCTTCTAGCAACTCTTTGTTATTTACATAATGTTCGGTTTTCTTTTTTGGCATAACATTGACATTTAAGTCCTTATTGATATGTAAACATTATAGCACACTTTGGGGGCTTGACAAGTTTCTTATTTCTATGTAGACTAGGTTTGTCCCCGTTAAAGATGAGATATAGCCAGCTATTAATCAGAGGATTGATTCTCTTGAATTTCTTTGTTGAATATATTTTCTAACTCTTTCCTTGCCTCTTTGACTGAAGATACATATCCCATATCTGTAGAGGGTCTTGTGTAGCATTCATTAGTATCAGAAAAATTAATATCTTCATCAGTATCTTCAATAAAGTTTGTATAGATTTCTATTAGTCTTTCATCCCTACTTTCAGACATTGTAATAACTTTATCAGATTTTATAATAAAAATATCATCATCCGATAAATCGATCCATGGTTTTATTTTTACATGCATTCCACCACGGTGCTGTATCATTTTCATAATGATAGGATTTTGTAGAATGAGATTTGTATCTCCATCATTTTCGTCTATAGAAACTAGGGAAAATATTTCTTCCCCTGATACTAATTTTATTATTGAATAGAATTCTTCACCCATTAGTTTTTTAGCGGTACGTTTACAATATCATAATTAAAATTTTCTTCGTTATAAATTTTAATTCTTTCAATTAAATGATTTAGTGTGTAATTTTTTCTTGACTTGTAACTGATGTCATCAGCAATGTCATATAAAGTTGCTTTTGTTTTTTTGTCTCCTTTTCTAAGAACTCTTCCTATTGATTGTAGATTTCTAATTCTTGACTTAGAAGGTGAAGCAAAAATGACGTTATGAAGGTTTTTAATGTTAATTCCTGTGGAGAAAGTTCCATAAGATGCTACAATGATCGCATTGTTTTCTTTCTCAGTAATTTCTCTAACCTTTTCTCTATCTTCGGTGTCTACACCACCGTGTATAAAGAAGACCTGACGATTTTCAATTTGGTTACTATTATTTATTAATTCATATAATGGTTGACCATGACCCTCAACTCTTGCGAAAAGAATCAACGTATTTCCTTTTAAGTCAAGTGCTAGATTTTTGATAAACTTATTTCTACGATCATGACTTATAATGTATTTTACTTCATCCTCATAAGTGTCAAATCTATTCGGTAAGTGCTTCAGTAGAATCACATTAATGTCTAACTTTGCCAGATGACCTTTACTCATCAATTCATCTGTTTTTATAATTTTATAAGAAGGACCAAATAATCCTTCTAATACCCACTTATGAGTTTGCGTGCCGTCTAGCGTGCCAGTAAATCCAAATCGATATTTGGCATTTGCAAGTTTTGTCATTATAGATATTAATGACTTGGATTTAAACTGATGTGCCTCGTCTCCGATTACGACATTAAACCTAGAAAAGTATTGAGTTGGAAGTTTATAGATAGACTGCCAAGTTGTTATAATCACTTGAGAATCTGTTTCTCTTTCTTTTCCGGCGTAGACTTTGTGACAGTATGAACCTACATTCCACCCATAATCTTCAAAGTCTTTATACATCTGCTCTACTAGCGAAGTCGTCGGAACAACTATCAGAATATTTTGTTGCTTTTCAACGTAGTATCTTACAAGAGAATATATCATCAAAGACTTTCCAGAAGCAGTTGGAGATATCAGCAACTTACGATTATGTCTTAAAGCGTCGTATACGCCTTCGATTTGATAATCTCTAGGTTTATGTCTTGATATTGCAGTTACATAATCTTTGACGCCTTCTTTCGATATACCATCATTAACTTCAAATGGCAATCCGTAATATTTGTTGTCTTTAAATTCGTATGTATATCCGTGATCCTTACAGAACTGAACGATTCTGTCTAGTAAACCAATGTATATTTCTTTAGTTTGTATATTAAATAAACGAATTTTTCCATCCCAATATCTTTTTTTGTAAGATGGAGAAAACTGTGCTCCGGGCACTTCAAAAGTAAATTGATCTGCTAATTCATAATGAATATGAATTTCAGAGTCAACATGAAGATAGACTTCATTCTTCTTTGATATAATCAAATGTGACATTCATTTAGATCAATATCAAATATTTAGCAATGTTTAATTAAATCCAGATTGGAATTTATGCCACTCAATTGCGTTTTTAATTTGAAAAGTTCTATTGGAAATTGTCTTGATAATCTCTTCTAAAAATTTAAGAGTTGTATCATAGTATCTAATTTTAAGATCTAACTTGGTCAACTTATCATCCGCTTCAATGTATCTCTGAATCGCATCTTTTTCTCTTACTTTGTATGGAAATGGTTCTTCGGCATATACTTCAGCAGGTGCTTTTCCTGTGTAGTAATTGTATCTTTCCAACTTTACTTTGTTGTAAGAGTTTCTTGTTCTTTCCCTTAACAAAGTAATTGTATTATAGATGGTGTAATATTTGCAATGTAATTGTGGAATCCTCAAACTTTCGTCATGAAGATTGTCCGGATCAATGGTAGAATCACTTTCCCACATTGATTGAATTTTGTCTAGATCCATAATAAAAAAATCAGATGGTTAGAGAGGTGTTCTTCCGTCCGCTCCTAGTATATCATAAATTGTATATTTGAATGTAACATCTGCTGTGAAATATTGAACATCTGCTTCTGATGCATCGAATTCCAAAGATGAAAGAGAAACTGGAAACAAGTCTCTGAACTTTACAATAGCAACATCTCTAAAATTACTATTCAAAATATGAAGACTTGCATCACTAAATTGTTGATCGAGTGCTCCTGTACCAGTAACATCATCAGTTGTTAAAGTTTTAAACTGCTGAGTAGTTTCTGGAAATCCCAATCCAGTCAACCAATTGTGCATTTTCATATAATTCTCAAGATTCTCATCAACTAAAAATCTTAAAGAAAAATCTCCATAAGTTAATTTTTCTCCAGGAATATCAATGTCCTTGAGATATGATGGTTGTACAGTATTTCCCAATGTTATTTCGGGTATACTTGCTGAATTGCAAAAGAAAGATACTTTAGGTTCTTTTGCCAGTGTAAATTTAAATCCAACAGGTGATAGAAAATTCCTGTTCTGAATTTGCTTATCAAATGCTGTCGCCATTATTATCCTCCATTACCGCCTCCACCGCCGTTACCACCGCCATTGCCGCCACCACCATTACCGTTGCCGCCATTGCCACTGCCACCATTTCCATTACCATTCCCACCATTCCCATTTTTGTTAGAATCTCCGTCATTGTTGTCACTTTCATTATCTTTTGCTAAGTATCCACGGACTCCAACACGATATCCTTTGGGAATTTTTTTACATTTTTTGTCAGTATAGCAGTAGTATTGCCCCGGAGGGCACTTTTTTGCAGTTGCTTCTGAAATAAATTTATTAAAATTTTTCATTAATCAATAATTAAAGAATACCATTGCTCACTCATACCCATGATGATGCTGTTTGCAGATTCTTCGTCTTCTGCATAACCTTCATCAATTAAATGTTGTATAAGTTTAGCATGACGATCCAGTGCTTCTTTATGCTCTCTTGGTGTCGATTTCATCTCAGGAATGCTTTTATCTGTATTTAGACAAAAAAAGGACCCCGAAGGGTCCTTTGAAAATATGTATCCGATGGATCACATGAGGTTGCTGACTTTAACGCGACGATAGTAGCGGTTAGAGTTACGAGCAATAACACCGGGGTTGTCCAGAGAAGCACCACGAGCAAAGGGATTAGCGACGATGCCGTAGCGAGTCTTAAATCCGATTTTGGGCTGGAAGGTGTTCTCGCCAACTGCACGAACCATCTGAAGAGG